CGCGATACAAGTACGGATCTCTTTCGGCTGGTTGCTGCGATGGGGGCCGACGGCTAACAAGCCGTTGAAGCGCTTGCGCGCCGCCGCTGAACGCCATACCGGCAGACCGTCAGTGTCCCGCAAGTAGTCGGTCGTAATCTTGATGGTTCCCGATCCAGTACCAGACGATCCCTGCATCCTGAAGGATCCCAACGGCTCGATAGTCACGCGATATGCGCACGGCGTAGACCGGGCGTGCCTGGCTCACGCGCTTGAACTGGAGACTCGGGTGTCTGGGGTTGAGGGTGAAGGTTCGGTATGTCGCCCGCGCTTGGTCCTGAACTTCAGCGGGGAGCTGGCGAAACAGCTCCCAGAATCGGGCGCTCGCGCGTGACCTCACATCTTGTCCGGATCGAGATCGGTCGTTCGACCCGCGGCCAAGTCGGCCAGGGCTTCGTCGGCCAATGCGTTCAGCAGGTCTTGGGACTGGGCAAATCGGCGCGCCCATCCCTGCTCGGACACGAGTTCGGATTGCAGCCATCCGGCGATCCGATCCTGCTCGTCGGCCGGAAGGGACGACAGCTGGGAGAAGACGTTTTCGAGCGCCTGAGTCATGCCTCAAGAATACTCTCTGGAAGGCTGCCAAGTTTATCCCGCTTACTGGTCTGGGTGGTAATCCTGCCGATACTCGGGTTGATCCTAATTACCTGATGCCCGGTTGGGGTCCGGAAGCTGCACTTAGTATCATTGAGCGTGTGACTGGTATTAAGTTTACTGTGTACGATTCGGTTTACCGTACCCGTGCATGGGGTTCTCAGTCTGTTACCAATACGCGGTTCTCGCCTCAGAATAAGATCCTGTTCCTCCCGAACATGGCTCAGCTCGATGAGATCGATGACACCGATATTGGTTTCGGTAAGACTCTTACTTCACCGCATCCTGAGGGTAACTTCACTTCTGGATTCTACGAGTGGGAAAAGAGTGATTCTGATCCGTGGATGCACATTCGCGGTTCGGGTATTAAGGCTTTCCCGGTCTTCCCGTACTTGCAGTACACCGCTACTATGCAGGTCATCACGTAAGGAGTAGTTAATGGCTGACGATGTTAAGTCTGATGCAGTTTCCCAGCCCGCACCCGCAGTTATTCCGCCTGAGGTTCAGGTCGTGAAGAGTGGCGATGGCAATACTGAGATTGCTATTGAATCAAAGCCGGAAGATAAGGTTAACCCGAAGAAGGAAGAGATTGTTCCGTTCGGCGTTCGCGCTAATACGGTTCCTCCGGAGGAATCTCCGCTCAACACTAATGGCTATACTGGTGTTGATCCAAACTTCCAGCGCGGGCCGCTGTCGGAGTAACGCCTAACTAAAGGGGGCCTAACTAATAAGTTAGGCCCCCTTTCAGGTACCTAAGGAAATGTGATGGCAGACGAAACTGCTTACGGTTATTGCACTGCGGATAGCATCATGATTGGTGACATTATGTTGCCACCTGAGATTAGTCCTAGCGCCTATATTACTTCGACCGCGGAAGAGATGGATTCTCGCCTCAGTCAGATATACGAAGTTCCGATCCAGATTGACGCTACTGATCTTAATAAATTCCGGGGTACTATAACTATCTTGCGTTCAATTAATTCTCGACTTGCAACGGGCCGTCTGATTATGGCCGCTGCGGCTGCGCTAGAAAATGTTGCAGTACATGCATATGCAAGACAGATGGTTACTGAAGCTCTTGTTGATCTTGATAAGATTGTAGAACGTAAGATCATTCTTCAAGGGGCAAAAGCTAACGATAATGTCAACCCTGATTTTACTGTAGCTAAAGTTGTCGTCGGTGGTCAGGATGATCTGTCTGCGGTAGATGGTTTCTATCAGTTCGTTGACCCTCAGTATTCAACTCCTAAGTCTGCATTTATGCAGCTAAGGCTTCCTTTCCTTCCATGATTACCATGACGATTGGGATCGATATAACTGAGGTTGAGAGTTATATCGATTCTCGCATAACTAAGTTGAGTAGACCCGAGATGGGTTTACTGCTTAATGGTGAAGTTTTTGAATATCTAGCAGATAGAGTCTCAAGTAGATTTGCTTCCAGTGGAGATTCAGCCTCTGGATCGTGGGCACCAATTTCAGATGCTGCATTGAAGTCTAGGAAAGTTAATGCAAGTCCTGAACCTCTGATTGATACTGGCGCTCTCAGAACTTGGGCGGAAGACCCACCGGGAACTTTAGCTTCCAACGCTGGTGGCTATTCTATTCTTGAGTATCCTACGATAGCTCCGAGTGATCTAATTACAAATTACGAATACTTGATGGCTCAGTTTGGTATCAATAATACTTTTGGAGTTCAAGGGTTGCAGACGCCCGCTAGGCCGATCTTTGCGGTAGATGAGGTTGACCTTAGTGGGATAATGTTGATCGTGATGTTTCATGTATTGGAGCGCTAATGGCAATTGATTGGGACAACACTATTGCGTTTCCCATAAATGTAACTGAGGTTCTTGTAGCAAGACTGGGTGCAATGGACGCTCAGGTTAATGCCGTAAATCGTGGAGTACGAAAGATAGACCCAAACTTCACGGTAGGAGTATTCCCAGAATCATGGCAGCCAGCTATAGATGCTAAGGAATTCCTAGGGGAAAAGATAGGGCCGATGAGTATATCGACTCTTAACGAGTACTATATTCAGATTCATAGTCTGATTAAGGGTGTTGACCAAGTAAAAGTACAGAGATATCACTCGATTCTTTGCCGAGCGATCCGTGATGTGGTGGAATTCGATCAGCCATTCAGGGTAGCCTTGGCATCGCTACCCGGTGTGACCGTGGGTAATAAGGTAGAGATATTTAAGGAGTTTGAAACTCTTACTCAAACTTATTTCCCATTGAACGATGCATCTACAACTTGGATTTATCTTGGAGCCCTACGATGCAAGATCACGACTGAGACACAGATAGGTTAAAGAAATGGCAGACCTTGAGGCCCTTAGGGCTCAGATTAATGACAAGCGGGCAGAACTTCAGTCCGTTAAGGATCAGCGTAGTGACGCTCAGGCGCAAGCTGCTGATTTGCAGGCTGAGAAGATTCTCAATGACGAACTTGCTCGCATTAACACCGAGCTTAACTTTGAGACCAATCTTCTCAAGGGTCAGCAAGATGTTATTGATAGCATGTTGAGTGCTGTTGATTCAGGCAGTACCGATAGTTCGCCTGTCGTTACTGATATTATTACTCCCCCTCCCGTTGTTACTCTTCCCGAAGCGACCGTTGCTTCTGTCGTTACGGATGAGAACACCGCCGAGGTTGAGAGCAACTAAGGAGTATAGAAATGGGATACGGTTCTCAGTCGGGTCATGTTATTATTCGGACCCAAGCCGTTGCTGGAACTTATCAGGCTGATACTGGCACTGCTGGTTTAGGTCTGAAACTTCGTTCCGGATCACTTGGAACTAACCGCGATCTTCTCATTCCTGACCCTGAAATTGGTGGCGGTAGAGATACTACTGCTGCTTATCTTGGTGCTGTTGCATGGAGTGGTGATTATGCATTCTACACGCGGCTTAACGGCCTGCTTACTCTGTTCCGTGCTGGTTTTGGTACAGTTGACGCGGGTACCGTTGTTGAAACTGGTGTTAAGAAATTCTCCGTAACTCCTTCCGACTCTTCCTCTCTTCCTCTTATTTCTATTGAAGAGCAGATCGGTAGTGGGCTTGAGTGCTTCCATTACACTGATGCTGTCGTTAATACTCTTCACCTTGAGGGAGAGGCTAACGGATATTTGCAGGGAACGGCTGGCATTATTGCAATGCTTCAGACCGCAGGTGTTACTCCTACTGCATCTCCGGTTTGGGATAACACTAACCTGCTCGTTGGTACGAACATCACCATTTCGTACAATAGTGTTACTCTTCCTGCGAAGTCCTTTAGCTTTGATTTTACTAACAACTTCGAGAGCGATAGCTTTGGTCTTGGTAGTCTGTTCTTGAATAGCCTTACCGCTAAGGGTCGAGAAGTTACCTCTGGATTCGTCATTCGTCCTGCGGACTCTAGTCTGTTCCGTCAGGCTGCTTATGGCGCATCTTCGGCTACTACTGCTGGCGGTCTTGTCACTAAGGCTCCGCTTGTTATTACGGCGCAGACCTACGAGAAGATCGGTGCTACTGCTGTTGGTAAGCTTGTTCTTACGATGCCTGAGTTTATCCTTTCTCCGCACTCTTTTGACCCGTCTGGCGACGACGTTATTGAGACTTCGATTGAGGGTCGCGCAGTTCGTGATAACCCGGCTAACGCAATTTGTACCGCTGAGTTCACTACTGCTCTCACGGCTATTGCCTGATAACTAAGCACTTGACCCGGCCCCCGTAGGCTACTAGTCTATTAGGGTCGGGTCTTTGCCCATCTAATTCCAAATAACCTAGAAAGGTTAAAATGTCGGATACTGTTTATGAGGGTCCAGTTCTTGAGTATCAGGACTTCTTCTCTCCATTCCTCTCTTATGAGAAGTACATCCTTCCTGATGGCATTCAGACCGTCACCTTTAAGATTATGTCCGAGGGTGATCGGATGAAGTATCAGGGAAAGACTAACAAGCCGATTAACATTAATCGTCGTGACGACTCTGCTTCTATTAAGCCTGACCTTGCTAATGACCGACTCGTCTTGATTGAGCTGTCTGTTACTGACTGGACTCTTATGCGTAAGAGTTCAGACAATGAGTGGATTCCTGTTGTATTCAGTTCTGCTAATCTCCACAACTGGATTCTCACTACCGATCCCAAGATTGTTTCTGGACTTGAGCGTGCAATCCAGAAGGCCAATCCCTGGATGCAGGCTGAGATGAGTGTTGAAGATATTAAGAAGGAGATTGCAGACCTCGAAGAGATGCTTTCAATTAAGGAGAAGGAAGAGCTTGAAAAAAACTCCTGAGAGAGCAGGCTGAAGATTACTTCACTGAACATGAAGTAACTAATCCTCATCCGGCTCTTAGGATTTTCAGTCTCGGAGAACTTACTCGTTGGACTTCTTATCCTTCTCTTGGTGGTTTGTACGATCAGAATCCTTGGCTCGTTAGTTGTTTGGAACTGATTTGGCAAGTAAAGGGAGAAAAGGAAAGAGAAGAACAGGCAAAGCGAGAAGCTGAAAGTAAGAGACCTCATAGTTCTCCTGCTCGAACGCCACGCAGGCGCTAGTCAGAACCCCTTTCGGTTGACTGAACCGGGAGGGGTTCTGCTATTGTAATAAACATTTAGGACACCTAGAGGTCCGCAGAGAACCATGCCATTTAGGTCTAGGTGATTCCCATTAAAGGTGTAATCGCAATCCAAGTTAAGGTAGCTGTAGCGCAGGCTCAAGCCGCGCTCGCTGGCCTTAAGGGAACTATTGCTCAGCTTCAAGGAACCCTTGGTGGAATTAATACTGCCAATGGGATGCTTAGTTCTGCTCAGGGTACTGCCGCAAAGTCTGCAAACTCTCTCACTAATAGACTGAAGGAATCTGGCAAAGCTGCTATGAAGTCAGCTTCGCAATTCCAGTGGTACAGCCGTCAGTTGATGTATAATGTTGCGCTTCCTCTTCTTGTCGCAGGCGGATACGCAGGTAAGTGGGCGCTGGAAACTCAAGCTGCAATGATCAAGGTTAGTAAGGTCTATGGCGATCTTACTATGGACCCAAAAAAGAAGAAGGCTGAACTAGACGCTCTGGCTGGTTATTTTGAAGCAGTTTCTAACCGATATGGAATGCTTCAAAAGGACGTAATTGCGATCGGTGCTGAGTGGGCCGCTGCTGGTGCTAAATCTGTAGGTCTTGCTGAGGCTACGAAACTTACCGTAGAAACAATGATCCTTGGTGAGATGAGTGCTGAGGAATCTACAAAGGCGCTTCTTTCCATTCAGGCTGCATGGGGTCTTAGTGCTTCTCAACTCAAGTCAACTATTGGTGAACTAAATCTTGTTGAGAACCAGACTACAATTACGATGCAAGGTCTTATTGAAGGTTTTGTTAGGACTGGTTCTGCCGCTAGGATTGCCGGACTTTCTACTGGTGATTTAGCTGCACTGTTCGCTGCTCTAGTCCCTGCTGCTGGTAATGCTACCGTTGCTGGTAACTCATTGAAAACGATACTTTCTCGTCTTGCTAAGCCTACCGCTAGTGCTGCGAATGGTATTAACTTCCTTCTCAAGAGTCTCAATCTTACGATGGATTCTAAGAAGTGGACTACTATGGGAGCTAGGCAGCAACTTGAATTGCTCGCTGGTTCCTTTAGTAAGTTGGATAAGAATCAGCAACAGCAGATCGCTACAGACATTTCTGGTCGTCAACAGTATAACCGTTTCGTCCAGTTGATGAATGCACTCTCTGATGCAAACTCTAATTACTACATCGCTCAGGACGCACTGCGTCAGGGTAAAGAAAAGATCAATGGAGTAACGTTCCGTCAGATTCAGTACGAGCGAGAACTTAATCAGGTTCTTCAGAGCAATCCTCAGCAGATTAAGATTGTTCTTGCTCAGCTTCAGAATATGGCTATCCGTGGTATCGCTCCACTTATTCCTTACTTCATCGCGTTCATCGGATACGTAAAGCAGGTCGGCGTATGGCTTGGTAACCTTCCTCCTGCGATTAAGAACTTCGTAGCTTCTGCGGCTTTGTTCGCTCTCATAGCTACGCTCGTAATGAAAATCATTAGCCCATTCAAGTTGCTCTTTGGTATGCTTGCCGAGGCAGTTCCGCCAATTATGAGAATTGGTAAGTTTATCATCGTTGCTCTCGTTAATCCGTGGGGTATAGCAGTAGCTGCGATCATCGCCATTGTTGCTGTTCTTATTAATTTCTTCCCACAGCAATGGAATGCTTTAGTAGGTGCGGTTGTTAATATTTGGAATGGTTTCATTCAGTACATGGATGATACTTCCAATGTCTTCGGCAAGATCATTAGCAATATCATCGATGCTTGGTTCGCTCTTCCTTATTCGGTGCGTCAAGCTATGCAGGCTGTAGTTAATATCGTTGCAGCTGCCGCTCAGGCTATCTATAATTTGTTCAGTTACATTAATCCGTTCGCCCATCACTCTCCCTCTCTGGTTGAGAATGTGACTAGGGGTATGCAGGTTATCGTTTCTCAATTCAATAAGCTTACTGGCGTCAGCGATCCAATCATGAAGGCTTACGCTGATATTGCTAAGTTCAAAGATCTGATGGCTACCTTCCGAAATGGTAAGGCTGTCGATCTTGAGTTTGCTGATGATCTAAAGAAGATCAAGGGTATTAATCCTGCCGCGCTCACAACTGCAAAGGAAATGATTAAGGATATTAAGGCTCTTCAAAAGCAACTTGATGGGCTTCAGAAAGAACTTGATGCGCAGCAGGCGGTTGTTGATGCTTGGCAGGCGAAGCTGGATGCTGCTAACTCTGCTCTTGATGAACAACAGACTATCCTTGATGGTCTGAATGATACTGTTTCGTATTACCAAGGTCTTATTGATGATGCGAATAACTCGATACAGACATTTGCAGATACTTCTATCACAGGGATGGGTGCACTTAACGATCAGATTGAAGCTAACACAGAGGCACAGAATGCTCTAAAGCTTTCAATGGCTCAGATGGAAGCTGCCTCTGGTGGTTTTGATACTGTCAAGGATCGCATGGCGGCTCTTAATGGTGAGATGGAAACTCTCACCGTGAGCCGCGATCAGCTTGTAAAGGCTGGTGCAGGTAGCGAAATTCTTAGCCAGTACAATAAGCAGATCGATGCTATTCAGGCTCAGAAGGATGCTATCTATAGCACCGCTGATGCTTATACTAAGATGAGTCAGGAACTGTCTGATCTTCAGAAGCAGGGAGATGTTCTTGATCTTACGAAATCTGTAAACTACGATCCTCTCACGTACCAGATTGATAAGCTTGCAAATGCTCAAAAAGAGATGGATTATAAGGATATCGTTGCTGGTATTCAGAATGCTCAGCAAGCGGTAAAGGATTATACTCCTGACCTTGAAGCTGCTACAGCGGCCATGAAGGATCAAGAAGCTGTTGTATATTCTCTTACTCAAGAACGTAACGCTATTCAGGCTCAGTACGATATCGAATCTGCTAAGCTTGATATTATTAAGGCTAAGTACGACAAGGTTACTGATGCTATTAATGCTTTGAAAGATGCGCTACAGCAGATGAGTAGTGCTGCCAGTAAAGCTAACGGTGGTCTTGGTATTAAGAAGGGTGGCGCTGGCGGAGGTTATCCCGGTGGTGGTCCTAAGCTTACTGGTAAGACTACGAGCATTAAGGATATGGCAGGCGGTACTGCCAAAGATATTAAGAATCTGACGGATAAGCTTAACGGCATCGCTGATGGGCTAGACTTTACTAAACCTATTCGTAAGGCATGGGATAACGCAGTCAAGTGGTGGCTTGATAATATTCAGCCTGCACTTGATGATGTTGGTAAGGGTATTTCAAATTGGTTTATTACTACCAACTGGTCTGGCATCTTTGCTCCCATTACTAACGCTTGGGACGTTATTACTAAGTTCTTTGGTGATGATTTCAAGGTTGCTTGGGATAAATTTATGGCTGGGATTCAGGACTTTACTAAGAATGCCGCCCCTGGGTTCTCCGAATTTTGGACTAAGATTCAACCTCTAATTGGTGATGTTGGAACTATACTCTGGCAGACTTTTGAAACCATTGGAGTGATTGCGGGAGTAATTCTTAAGATTCTATTGTTCATTTGGAATTCCGTAGTTCAGCCATTAATGGCCGGCGCTGGTTCGATATTCAGCGATGTAATGAAGGCTCTCAGTGGTATAGCTGAATTCCTAGATGGATGGCTTTCACAAGGAAGCTTTGAAGAAAAGATGGGTAAAGTTCTGCACGGTATACTTACTTTTGCAGACGGAATAATGCATGCTGCTAGCGATATGATAACGGGAATTGGCAATGCTGCCATTTCTATTCTCGTAAATCTTGGTACTGCTATCTGGTCGGTGCTTGGCCCAGCACTTACTACTCTTTGGAATAACATATCAAATTGGTTTGCTAGCCTGTTACAGATTCCTTGGATTGCTACATTCGTTAATTGGGTCAATACTTCCTTCGTTGGTATGCGTAATTGGATCATTAAGACTGTTAGCGATATCGTCACAGGTATAGGAAGTTGGTTCTCACATCTTCCTGGAAATGTAGCTAAGTGGATTGGTGATACCGTTCGTGGTGCTGTCGCATGGTTCAGGAGTATGCCCGGAAAGATTCTCGTAGCTCTTGTAACTCTTAGTACATCTCTTTCTACTAGGGCTATTTCTTGGCTTGCTTCAATTATCTCTGGTCTTGGTAAGAAGGTTTCTGACGTTATCACTTGGTTCAAGAATCTTCCCGGTAAGATTCTTGGTGCTCTTGGTGATCTAGGGACTATTCTCTTTAAGGCTGGTCAGTCGGTAATTCAAGGTCTCTGGGATGGCCTTGTTGATATGTGGAATAGGTGTAAGACTTGGATTACTGGAATTGCTGACTGGATTCGCCAGCACAAGGGTCCGATATCTGCTGACTACGAATTGCTGCAACCCGCTGGTGCCGCGATCATGGCTGGCTTCAATAAGACTCTGCTCGCTGGATTTAAGGATACTAAGAGTCTCGTTGGTGAAGTTACTGGAATGTTTAAGGGTGCCGATCTTTCCAATACGCTTCGTAAGGCTGCGTTGGGTAGCACTTCTAATATTGCACCTAGTACCATCACGAACAATAGTCCTGTTTCTAACCGTAACGTTATCATTCAGAAAGCTACCTTCGAGTTCCCGAATGTTAAGAACGGTAAGGACGCTCAGGACTTCCTCGACAATCTTGAAGCTCTCTTGTAGGAGATTGAATGTCACTCGTGATTAAGAAGCACGCACATACTCGGGCTTCTACTGCCGAAATTTTCCGTGGGATAGCTAAGCTGTCTGACGGAAAGTTTGCAGTACTTACATTCAACTCTAACATTACTGCCAAGAGTGGATCATCTTCGGAGAAGAATGATACTCCCAAGCTTTACGTCACAGTCTATAATTCCGATTGGACTACATTCCTTAGCGCTGGTATTCAGGTTGGAACCGCAAAAACCAAGCAGACGCTTGGCGAGATTGCGTCAATGGCTATCGACTCTTCGAATAACATTCACATTGCGTATATTTACAGAACCAGCCCTGATAACTCTAGTAGACTTCTTCAGGGTCAGAGTCTTCGTTATAGAAAGATAACATACAACGGTACGACACTTTCGATCGGTTCCGAGAGCACTGTTTATTCTATTACTGGTTACTATACTGGTGTGGATATTGAGGTTCCGCTCGGCGCTACCCTAAATGATAATCCTCTTATTGGATTCGTTCATACTGTAGATGGTGCCATTCATAAAACTAGGCTTACCCAACTTTCAGTAGGTAGTACTACACAAATCGAGTCTGTTACTTCGGCGGGCCGTGGTGTTTCTATTGCTTTGAATAACACCGTTAATACTGCTAGCTATAAATGGCTTGCCGCTACCTATCAACTGGAAGCGGGCAATGATGTTGGCGATGCTATCGTTTACGGTACTGGTACTACTACTTCTGCTCCCGTTATATCTACGATTCTGGCACAGAATCTTAATGTGGGCCTCGGGGATGGACTTCGACACATTGCAGCATTCCGCACGGGAAATGTCTTTATCATCACTGGTCCGGTCGCAGCTAACCCTTATACTCACTTTGTCGCTTCTTATGCCATTCCTGTGTCTGGTAGTCCTGCTATTACTCTTTCGCCCCAGAATATCTCTGTCGGTGATAAGTATGTCGCAAACGCTGGTTACCTGTTTGCTGGTGTTCAGCTAGACGCTACTGATGGCGCGATCATCACTCATATAAGTGATGGAAAGAATATCTACGCTCAGGTCTTAAACTACAGTATTGATGTTGGCGAGACTGCTCTTACTCTCGTCAAGCAAGACCTCAAGTGGAAGATGGATCAGCATTATCTTGGGAAGAATGTTGCGCCCTCACTTCTTTACACTGGTGATCGTTCGCGCAATGGAACCTCAGATATCGGTGTCATTGTTGATTACCCTGATGCTTACCTATATGTGCTTTATAATCGTGAACCTGCTTCTGGCAAGATCACTACAGTAATGACGACTCCTGCAACGAATGGATCTATCAATAAGAGCAATCCTACTATCGTTGCTCAGGTTTCTGGATCGTCTAACAACAACATCGTTGGTGCTGTTGATTTCCAGACCTCTAAGGATGCGAACTTCATTACTGAGGTTCACGATTTCCTGTCTGACTACCAGACGTTCCTCAAGAGTGTTTCTGTTAAGATCAATCTTCCGGAAGCTTCTCTTTCGCAGGGACAGTTCTACTCGCGTATGCGTATCGTAGATCAGCTTGGTTATGCGTATGACTGGAATACAGTTCAGCCATTTACTTCTGCACATAAACCTACGGCCGCAATTCTTAGCCCAGAGCGTGGGGCTGTTGCTATTTATAATGGCGACGGAACGGTAACGTTTAATATTGGCTTCACTGATCCTGACTCTACTGCTTCTCAGACTGCATACCGAATTCAGGTTACAGACCTGAGTGGTACCGTTATTGCGGACACTGGAAAGATAGTTTCGAACGCTGCGACTATTAACGTAACTATGTCGAGTTCCAATCTGAATGCTGACTTGATTGTCAATGCTTGGGTTTGGGATGAAGACGATGTTATGTCTGATCCTACTTCTAGCGATTTCATGCTTGCCACGCTACCTAGCGTTCTTATGGATTACCCGCTGGTAAATACGGCAGTCACTACGGCAACTCCGGTTTATTCTTGGAACGACACTTTGCCTGCTGGACGTACTCAGGAAAAGTATCGAATTTTTGTTCGCAAGGCTGTTGACAATTCCTTGATTTGGGACAGCGGCATTCTTGATGGTGATGGGGATACTCTTCAACAGGAAGCTGGATATCTTAAGAACTCCACGAACTATGCTGTTACTGTATGGATCGAAGATAACATTGGGATGACTGCATCTAATTCAGTGACATTCCCGACCCTGTGGGTTAAGCCTCCTGCCTGCACTTCGCCATATGTAGACATTAGCCTTTACGACGAACTTGGCTATGCCTACGTTACGATGGTTCCTCCTACTGTCTCTGACCTCGCGCATACAAAGATTGCATTGATGCGTAGGTCTCTGTTCTCTAATTCTGACTGGGAACTCATTGAAGCGTTGCAAATGGGTGTTGGCCTCAATTACTCAGTGATCGATTCTACACTTCCGTCCGGAGTTGATACTTTCTATGCTGCTGTTCTTCAAGTAGATACCGGTGGCGATTTGTCTATTGGTGATCCTGATGATTCAGGACAGATGAAGATTTCTACTCCGTCTGGTCGTTATTGGCTTGTGTCTCTTGATAATCCTGAGAACAATACGATAATCCCTATAGTGACAAGTGATAGTTACAGCGATGAGCGTGAGTCTGAAACTATCGTGATTGTGGATAGGGGACGTTGGATAGATGTTGGAGACGATATCGGCGTGACTGGCACACTTAATTCCAAGATTTACAACCGCGATGTTGGGCTTGGTAATAACCCAGTTATGAACTATCTTCACAACCCGCGCTTACTTTCTACTGGTGTAGGTCTTACGGGTATCGCAAGCTGGACTCGGGGCGCGACGCGGAGCAGGAGATCATCCCGCTGGAACTGCCGGGGAGCGAGATCGAGACGGTGGGGCTGTGGTTGACGGCCGGGGAGGAACTGAGGGAACT